GATACAGCCGTAGCTTTTGCCATCGTCTTCCCTGCTTCTGCGGCAGATTCTTTCATCCCCTCAAAAGCATTGGAAAAATGCTCTTTCATCTCTCCTGCCGCTGTCTTTGCCGTCTTTACGGGATGAAGAATTGATTTTGCTACTTTCTCCATTCCCGAAACTGCTTTTTCACGGGTTTTGGAAAAAGCAGACGTGAAAGATTCCTTGATATCTTTTGCTTTCTGCTTCGAGAATGACGATACGTTTTTGATCGGGTGCTTTACCACCTCGATCGTATTAGATACCTTGCTGACCGCCTTTGATGCAGATTCCTTTACATCACTGGCTACATTTTTCGCAAGCTGCTTAAGTGTCTTTGCGGACTGTTGGGAGGATTTCTCCTGATTCTCTTTTTCTTTCTTATGGTTTTTTGTAACCTTTTTCTGCTCATCCTTGATGGATTCGCTTTTTTCTTTTTCAATCTTAGATTCCTGCTCAGCTGTCTTTTTCGCAGATTTTTCAATCTTTTTCTCCGATTCATTCAGATCGGCATCAAGGTTGCTATCATCTGCCCGGAGTTCATAAGTGACCTCTCCGTCATTTTTCTTTGCCACACATCCCACCTGCCTTCTTATGTAGTCGGCACAATGGCACACATGACTATAGCTTTATTTCAAATTCCTTTCTACAACTTCGTTCCTTGCATTTAAAAAAGAGACCTTTGCAGGCAGCCCCTTCTTTATAAAAAATATTCTGTTCATGTCCACAATGCGGACATTTCACTTTTTTAATCTTCTTTCCATCTGCCCTCATCGTTTCGCCATCCCTTCAAGAGTGTGGAAAAGCAGGTCAAGCCCCGATTGTCCACCGCCTCCCTGCACAGGTAATGCATAATACGATTTCAATTCGTTGATCTCCTGAATCTCTTTCGCATTCTTCCCATTGTATCTCGGCAATTCCATCTGCCGGATCTGCATTACCTGTTTGATTTTTGTATCTGCTGACAGACCATTAAACAGGTATAAGAATTTCTTCCACGGCAGCCTTCCCTGTTCGTCGATCAGGTCGATTCTGTAATCCTCCATGAAAGACGCATAGATGTAGTCTCCGTCTTCCTCAAAATCAAGAACGGGAACCGGATTTTTCTTAACTTCCGGGCGTTTCTTCGTCCGTATAAACCGGGCGGCAATCTCTTCCATCACTTCTGCCCTTTCTTTCGGATTCAGCAGCCGGAGATTCCAACTGTTCCTCACCAGCACCTCCAATGCCGCATCAATCTTTTCCAAATCCGTCAGGCAGTCTTCCTTATACAGCTTCTGTATATCCAGCACATAGTTAAAAGCCGGGTTTACAGACAGCCTGCACTTTTTGGTATAAATTTTACAGTCAGGGGTTTCTGTCAATACTCCCATAGACTCACATTTTCCTGAAGAAGCCACGCTTTTTATACCCTGCTTTTGCCAGTTTCCGGTTTTCAGCACGGATTTTGTTGATCTGTGGCAGCACTACGGATGTAATAAACGGGATAATCTCTTTCGCCATTTCCTCATAGCGATTTTCAAAAAATGTCAGGATCGTCTTTGTATCCTCTTCCCCGAATACACTTTCGATCATATCAATCTCGATACGCCCCAGCTTCTCAACCGCCTCCACGGTTTCTTCTGCACTCATGCCCTCCCTCTTCATGCTTTCCACTTCAACCAATGCTTTCGTCAGCTCTGTATACTTCCGGCTGATCTTTACAATCATATTGTCCGGATCAAGATCCACATGAAGAACGTGTGCCACTGTTCCGTCTTCATTCAGAAGCTCAAGATCCTCAACTACTCTTTTATGTCTTTGTGCCTGATATGCCATTTTCTTCCTCCTTACAAAAAAGGGAAGAGCCGAAGCTCTTCCTTATTCCACTGTACCGATCTCCGGCCGTCCATTGCCGTGGATCGTAACAGTCAGACTGTTGATATTGTTCGCATCTCCGTATGCCGGAGTGATATTTGCCAGCGTAATCGGCCAGATAATCACCTTGTTCCCTTTCTGAAGTTTCATGTGGGTCTTTCTCTTTTCGCCTAGTCCATACATTACCTCATCACCAAGAATGTAATCACACGCTTTATCGCCCGGTTTCACCGATCCTGTTAATGTAAGAGTCAACTGTGCACCAGTCACCTCACTGGATCCCCAACCCTTATCAGCATAATAGCTTAACTGCTGGATCACCTCATTCAGAGACTGTGACATATTTGTCATCAGATTTGCCATCGTCACCCAAGTCGGACTCTCTGCACTTGGAGTTGTATTAATAAAGGCTTCTGTCTCATAGTTGATTTCCGGTGTGATCGGATTCTTTGGCAGAGCCGGATCTGCGAAAATCTGTAAATCCATTTTCTTCATTACTTTATTCCTCTCTTTCTTAGTAGTAAATTTTACAGTTTATAATGCAGGAGAAGTGATAAACTCCGTCTTCATCTCTCCCGATCCTGCTTGGTTCTTTTACTGTGGATGCATCCAGCCAGCTTACCGTTTTTCCCTGCGGATACACTCTCAGGCGTTCCAAGTAATCCGCTATACTGCACAGTTCTTCCAAGCCCCTCTCCTGATCGGCATGGCGGCACAGGAAAAGTATTGGAATCACTTTTACCCTGTTCTGATTGTAATACGTCGATTCCGTAAAGCCCTCGCCAAGCTCTGCATAGATGCCGCCCTCTGCCGGAAGTTCTTCCAGTGTGATCTCAGTATCAAGATCACAGTTTTTTTCAGCTGTATCAACAACCAGTTCCAACAATTCTGTTAATGCTGTCATCTCATCTTCTCCTTTAATGCTGCCTGGTAGACCGCTTTCCATTCTTCTCCGTAGATTTCCTTTGCATACTTCGCCCATTCTTCATGGGCAAGGGCAGAGGTAAAGCTGAGCTTCTCCGGTCCGTATGTCCTGCTGGTCGGATTTCCGTACATCACATCGCCATGCCAAAGATATCTTGCGTAGGGAGTATTCCAGCGTAAAGTGTAAACACCCTCTACTGCTTTCTTGTCACTTAAAGATAACCCACTGTTCTCCAGCGTTCCCTGATCTTTCGGTACGTGCTTTGATGCATCCATTAATGCCTGATTCCCCATAGCCGTCAACGCATCATTGCTTGCCGCTTTAATCCTTGCGATCGTTGCCGCCCGGTCAAACGTCACACGGGTCTTAATTTTTGCCATACTTCACCAGTCCTATCTCATAATGATGCAGCTTCTTCCCGTCGTATAATGGCTCAACCGACTTCACCTGATGCATCTGACCATTAAAGTCAATGATGTCATCAACATGAATCTCTATTTCTTTTGGTCTGCTGTTCCGGCAGTCGAAAAAGAGAGTCGCCGCAAGCTGGATCTCTGCCCCGTTTCCATCCCTGATGATCTGACGGGATGGTTCAATACGGACATTTACCAACTCTTCTCCTGCATCAAGTTCTTCTTTTCCCCACTTATCCACCTTTTCCCTCCTATACAGGAATACAGTGTGGATAAGTAGTCTCTTGGGTATTGGTCTCATATCCTGCCCCCTCTGTAAGTAAGTCCAGTTGGCCACAAAATTCGTTCAGCACGGGGAGAAAAGATAGACTGCTCTGTTGATCCGTTCCCGGAAGATGAACCTGAGTAGCTGAATTTTCCGAGCGTTCCGCCCGCCATTCCTGCCCCCATGTCCAGCTCTGCTCCACCATTTGCGTCCAGGTATTCGATCTGTGCACATACCGCATTTTTTACAGCGGACTGCAACTCTGCCGGCATAACAAGAAATCCGGTTTCTGTCAGCCGGTACAAGGTCAGTTCTTCGATGAGTTCCCCTGCTCTTCTGCATAATCCGGGAAAGTCGGCAGGATCTACCGGCTCTCCCTTAAATGTTTCGTAGTAATACACTTTGTCTACATACATTCAGATCAGCTCCTATGCTGCAACTTCCGTTCTTTTAACATATACAGTCTGCGGTTTGGAGATCTTAAGACCAAAGATCTTACGTCCCTGCACAGCAGATGCGCCAATGTATTTGCCGGATCCTGAAAGATCCTGTGCATGGACATCCACAGCCCACTCCTGCACACGATGACACCAGTTCGGATGACCGGCCACAAATTCCGTAGTAGTCTTCTTGCTTTTCACCGTCTCTGTGTCTCCGTACATCAGGTTGTTTGACTCAAATACAGCAAATCCTGCTACTGCTCCGACTGCTCCGGTATTCTTCAACTCCTGTGAAAGATCTCCCTGACGGATAAAGTGATCGTCCATCATCAGCACCGCCATAAATTCAGGAGAGCAAATCAGCCAGCGTCCCGCCTGTGGCACTCCTGTTCTTCCAAGATAGGTCTTTGCCGCAAGAACCTCTTTGTAAGCTGTCTCTTCCGTAGCTGCCGTCTTTGTTGCACATACATTTACACCGGTGGTTGTCTCTAAGCACTTGATAGACTTCTTGTCCATGTCCAGCGCAAGAGAATAACCGGCAGAGTCCAGTCTATCTGCAAGGATATTATCCGGTACAGATGCCGCATCATATCCGTCGATCAGCTCATTTACGGCAACATCCTGATCAATGTTGAGATCCATGTAAGTTGTAGAACCGGCTTCAAGATCTACGCCAGTAGCCTTGTTATACGGCTTAACCGTCACTTCCGTATCTCTCACTGGGATCTTGACCTTTCCGGCTGTCGGAGTCCCCTCGTAGTTGGTGTTAAAAATGTAATTGTCTCTCGTTACCAGTGTCTGTCTCAGCTTTGCGTCTACAAGGGAAGACCATCTTTCCTGACTTTCGTGTGCGAAAATCTGTAAAAACATTAAAAACTTTTTAAATTTCATATTCACTTTCTCCTTTAATCAATCTTAAGCCCCGGGTTTCTTTTCAGAAAAGCGGCTTCAACTCCTGAAGTCTTCTTTCTTCCACCGCTCTGTCTCTGTCCCCATGACTTCTTTTTTGTCTCATCATCATTGTCATCGTCTTTTTCAGAGGATTCCTTAAACTGTGGGTACTTTTTCAGCACCTCATCAATCGCATCTTCAATGTCCATGTCCTCATCCTTTGCCATATGCACTCTCGCCAGTGCAAGGACATCATCCACGCAGGACTTATCCACATCATGCTCCAGGCACGTCCATTTCAGCTCCATTTCCTCCGCTTTGGCCGCCTTGCTACGGAGTTCCTGTGTTTCTTCATCATCCTCTTTGTCGTCATCTCCGGCTTTCCCCTTGCCGTCAGGTTTCTTTTTGCTTCCAGTTTTCTGCTGTTCCCTCTGCCATTTCCGGCGTTCCCTTGCAAGACGCTTTTTGACAACTTCATCTACTTCCTTTTGCGAGAATTCCTTCTCATCATCTCCTGAATCATCATCTCCATCGTCTCCGTCCGCATCGTCGTCATCACCCTCCGGGTCATCATCTCCGCTATCACCCGGATCGTCTCCATCGCCGCCTGCAAATAACTGCAGGTCGTATGTCCAGTATCTTTTTTTCATGTTCATGAGCTTCATAGTGCTTCTCCCTTCTCCGTTTTACGCCCGTCGGCAGTGATTTCTAAGTAAGCATCACCGTAAGTCAGATTGAGATCGCTTACAGCAATAAAAAAAGAATCAACCAGAAGTTTTCCTTTTTCTGATAGATCCTTATAATTTATATCTATGTGGCCGCCAGCAATATGGTAGGTGATCTTGTCATCCGTCAAAGACAGGAGCGAATGCACAAGCCCCTGTGCCAATGCTGATACTGCTGCACATATGATATCATTCCCGGTTTTTGCATATCCTGCATGGCCATCTACCGTCAGGCCAAGCGGTGTAATATTTACCGCAATCAAACTGCATCACCTCCTAAAAAAGAGTATAAAAATACCACCGACCATTTTTGATCAGTGGTATTACCCTTCTACTATTTCAAAGTATTTTGGTGGATATAGATAATCCTCTCCAGAATCGTCGACAATTCGGTACCATCCTTTTTCGACTGACTGAACATCATATACTTTGTTATTTGTCAGAACTAAAAATTCTGTTTTACCAAGATATCTAACTTTCATCCAACCACTCCTTTACTTTGAATTTCACCTTACCTACGTCTTTTGCCTGGAACCAATGAACTTCTGCTTCTAATTCTTCTCCCGTATCAGGATCCAGTAATGTTCCAAAACCTTTCGCGTGTTGCCAATCGGATCCTTGCCCACCATACTGCTCCGTCAGTCCTTCTGCAACACCCTCATGCAATGGGTGCCGTGTACCTTTACCGGCAAATACTTCTGAGTCCTGTATCCGGCTACCCGGCACAAATTCATACTCGATTCCAGTCGTTTTATCCACGACCTTATAATTTTTTCCTTTTGCACTCAGCGTCTTGACAATATAAGTATCTTTCAACTTTATTGTATCAGTTTTCATTGCCTTTGTATAGGATTTATTCTTCGCCACGGCTTCAGCCGATATCCTTTTATCAAATCCAACCACTCTCTCCCTGTCAGATCTCCTGTGCAGTCCCGGTGTATTGCTTACATACCCCTTGAGCTTCTTCTCTGCACCTTTCAGCTTTACAGCGGCTTCTTCAAAAGCCTCTTCATTTCCCGAAGCGTCATACATCATGCAGAGCCTCTTCTGCTTTCTGACATCCCGCTCGAGAGCCCTCTGTATCTGCGTCTGCTTATACAGCCTGTTATTCTCCGCCGTGTCTTCTGTCGGGAAATACCTCTGCACACTCACCCCCGGAATAAACGGCCACTTGTGATGTCGGCAGTTAATCCCAAGAATCCCGTCAGGATCTCCATAACTGGATGAGTTCCACGGATAAAATCTGATCTTCTTACCATGAAGATCCTGTGTATACCCGCTTCCATTGTTCAGATCAAAGACCTTCCCCTGATCTTTTGCACATTTCGGACGTGCTCCCGAATGGCTGTCGATCAGGATCAGGTTGACCCCTGCTTCTCTACACCGGGCATCCTGTGCTTCGTCTGCTACCCTCTTGGCGGTATTCCTCATACACATATTAACGTAAGCTTCAGGAGTCCATTCACGCCCTGCCTTATCAACAAATGCTGGAATGCCCTTCTCGCAAAACTTACGGATACACTTCACCACTGCCTGCTGACGGGATTCCACACCAGACACAACACTTGTGGCTGAGCTTGACAGGATAGCATGGGCTTCGTTTGTAATGTCGTTTACAAGTCCCACGTAAGCCGCTCTTGCTTTATACAGCATCACGGTACAGCACGTATTCAGAGCGTCTTTTGCCTGCATCCGGTACGTCTGCATCACTTCCTTTACGGCTCTACTTTTCTTCGGTACTACCGGGATTCCTGCAAGTCCATCCCTTGCCGCCTTTTGCAATCCCCTGTCAATCGTCTTAATAGATTTTTCAGCCGTTTCGTTCAGCATCCTTATAGCTGCAGTCTGACTGATTCCTGACATTTTTGCGATCATCGCTATATGCTCCTGATCCAGCTTACCGATCTCCGCAAGCCTGCGGATCTGCCACTCGTCCGATGCGATAGGCTGTCCCCAGGCGCTCAGATGCTTGGCGATGTTCTGCATAATTTGACTTTCCAGGTCTATGTAATACCCGTCAATTTCTTCAGCAATCTGCTGACTTTCCATGATATCCATCTTACCACCTTATTCATCACTCTTGCCATCATCCCCTTCCGGGTCGTCTGCATCCTCATCCTCTTCGGGTGGATCATCCGTCGTGTCCAGTTCATCTTCATCGTCCTCCGTATCTGTCCAGTCAATGTCCTGGCCGGTAACTTGTCCATCTTCTCTGATCCGTTCCAGTTCTTCTAACGCCTCATCTTCAGAACACTTGTTGATCTCCATGATTGCTGCCACTTTGGATCTTAGCCCTGCCCCGACCAGCTTGATATTTTTATCAATGATCGTATTGCTGTCCTCGATGATAGAGTCATCAAAATCCACTGTTGCATCAACTGCCCCGCCCTGATCGAGGAACGATACAGCCCGGATCATGTTAATGATCGCAGCGGATATGATAATACAATGCTTCTGCCGGTTCTGATACAGGTCGGACTTGTCAGATATAACCTCCGTGGCTGTCTTTACACCGCCCTGCTCGAATTTATAGCGTCCTGCACCCATTCCGCACTTGAAGCTGAGCAGATCCAACGCTCTCTGTATTCCCAGCTCATGGTCCGATGCCCGGATCGTCATATCCACCTCTGTCAGCTTGTTCTCTCCACTTCTGTCTTCCGGCAGAATGTAGTAGACCGTATCATTCGGGTCAAATACTGGGTTTGTAACCCCGTCAGCCTCCATCTGCCTCTTCGCCTGACTTAGCGGAACCATGATCCTCTTACGACCGAGAACAAACTCATTCATATAGCTGTCGTAAATCAGGTCACAGCCTTTCACTTCATCGAGAGCATTTGCATAGATTGATATTCCCAACGGACTGTCTAAGTCAATATTGTTGCAGATATTTGGAGTAACCAGCTGAAAAAGTGGCTCTACGCTTTTCGTGCCGACAATTTCCACAATATCTTCCGGTACATCAGTCTCTTTTCCTGATTCCTGATCTATATATCTATTCTCAACGTAGTATTCATCATCATTTTCGCCCTCGCCACGTCCGAAACGGTGAATTTGGACGTAAATCACTTTTTTCCCGTCCATGACTTTCGGAGTACCAAAAGCACATTCTGTTATGTCTCCGTTATCCCATGTCAGCGGGTAGATCATGTCTGCCCGAATATAATCAATGACCACATCACCGTCTGCATTTTTGTATTCTACGAACGCCCCTGTACCGAGGGCAAAGGATAATTCCAGCAACTGATTCGCCCGGGTCTGAAAGTTGTTCGCCCGCAGAATCTCTGTAAGCCTTGCATCATATTTTCCCGCATGGATTGCCACCTTTTCATTCAGTAGTAGGTTCGCCCAGTCTTCACTGACCGTCTTGGACATCCCAAGCTTATAACGCTCCTGCTTTGTCATAACTACACCGTTGTATACGCTGTATTTATGGAACTTCTCCACGTCATTCTGATACCAGTCAAGCCACTCTTCTATGTGGCTGTATGTATCGTCTGATACCACACTGAAGCCACGCTTTAACAAGTAGCCCTTTACTATCCTGTTCACTGCTGTTGCCATTTTTCTTCCCACCTCCTAGGCTGCTATATACAGAATATCCTCCTGCACGCTTTCCGTGCTGTATTCTGTGCTGTCAAGACTGTCCATGTTCATTTCCCCATCATCCAGCCGGACATCCATGTTCTTCTTTTTCTCGTCATATACCGCTTCTTCAAACGCCGCAATGATATGCGTACAATGCCGCATGATCTTCCATCTGTGCTGAGCGATCAGACTGTTATAGAATGCAATCCGGTCATTGATAGATCCCTTGATTGCATTCTTGATATCTATGGCTATATGTGCATGGGCTACCGCACTCTCAAGTCCTGCGATCAATGCCTGCTCAGCATTATCGCAATACGCTTCGTACACTTTGTACCGGCTCTTTGCTCTTTTTACAAAATCAATAAAATCATCCTGCAACTGTTTTGGGTTGATCCGCTTCTTACAATAATACTCATCCAGCACAACAACCTGTTTATACCCTTTCGTGAATCCTGTAAGGGTAAAAGAATGAGCCGACTTCGTACCTCCGAAATCGACTCCGATCACTGCATATGCTATTTCGTTTTTTAATAGCCACTCACTGCTGATAAGGTAATCTTCCACATGGTCTGCGAACTGCTGGTAAATAAGTCCATCAGCAGCCACCCATTTTCCGAGAATAAAACGCTTGTAGAATACACTGCCATGCGGCCATGCTCTCCGGTATCGTTCCAGCACTTTAGGAGATAAGGTCAGATTATCCGTCATCATGAAATGCAGATGGCAGACCTTTTTCTCTTTTGCCTGAAGAATATATTCTTCTCGGATGTAATGGTGTGGTCCTGCCGGGTTGCAGTTCATCCATATTTTTGCACCCTCCACCGAGCATCGCCCGATAGCCTGATCGACGAAACTCTTCGGGAACAGTGCCGCCTCATCCAAATATGCACCGGCAGCAGTCAATCCCTGAAGAGCGTCCTGTGCCGCTTCGGTATTTGCTCCGTACAGGTAGTATGTATTGCTCCCGATCTCAATTCTTCCATCCGTTCCTGACCTGATATACTCATACGGCCACCCCCATGCCTCAAGAATCTGAAGCATAGGACGGATCACGTTTTTCTTCAACGCTCCCATCGTCTTTCCGGCAAGGATGAACGACTGTCCCGAATGCATTTCCTGTGACCATGTGAGAAATCCTATGATACAGGCTATCGTTTTTCCTGATCGGATAGCTCCATCCGCTACTACAAAATCACAGGAGGAGCTTGCAAGTGGTGGTCTCCACCAGTGCATAAGCCTCCGCTGCTGTTCGGAAAATGGGGCAAATTTAAATCTCGTCGGTTTCTTCTGCTTTCTCGGCATCGTCTTCATTCTCCTGTTCTTCGGCTTCAGTATCGAATAAATTATTAAGATCTTCCTGGCTCGGTTTTATCGCTTTCAAGAAGTCACCAATATTCTCGTTCTGCTCGTCCGTGTCTCCAAGCTCCTGATCTCTGGCTCTTTTAGCCCTGTCAGTCCTGATACGCTGTTCTTCAAGATCTTCTTCTGACCTTTCGGTCTGTCCGACCACTTTCATGATAGCCTGATAGGCTTTCACATCTCCCATCATGGCTTTCTGGATCATCGCCCTCGTGATCACATCCTCGACAGTTGGG